TTCACGTCTTCCGGTTTCACGTCTGCAGTTTCTTTTTTAGATTTGTTCTTTGACATATATTCCTCCACCCCCGCACAAGCGGGGCTATTAAAAGTTAAAGGATTTGAGACGACACCATCACTTTCAAGCGACCTTTTAACACGTTAGTTGTGCCATTGATCACTTCTGCTTCGCAGATTTGGCGGGCTTTAAATTCCAATGCAGGTGGAACCAAAATAACGCTCGGTCGGATATTTAATAACTTACCGCCGTCGCCTTTTAGTGTCTGCATTTTTGCCACAACTTCCATAATGTTTTCTGCAGTCAATTCAGTGTCTTTAACACAGTGTGCTAACTGCCAGAAACCAAAGCCAGCAGCACCACGAGCACGCACACCCCAAATGTACACATCTTCCATAAAAACAGTGTCGGATCTTGATGCGTCAAACTTTGTCTCAATTTCAGGTGCTGTGCGTTTTTGCCAAATAAATGGCTTAATCACATTAGTGGTATCCAACAAATAGAATGTTGGCTTGCCACCGCTAGAACCAGTGGTCAAGTTACTTTGTTGGGTATTAACGCCCGTACCGTCCACTTCTGCATAGCAAGGGTGATCGGTGTCAAAGAAATTTTGACCATCATAGCAAAGCGTGCTTTCACCTTTTTTCAACAGTGCAAACACCTCATCATCTGGCAACTCTGCTGCCGATTGTCCCGCTTGCTGCACCATTGGTCGGAATAAGCCCACTTGGTCATCTTCCACATTAGTACGTGGAACTTGAACAGTAGCTTCAAAAGTTTTATTTTTAATGCTAGTACCTTGGGCTTGCATATTTTTAATCTGGCGCTTGCTGACCCATTCTTTCATTTTTGGGAAATCGCCTAAAAAGCCGTAGGTGTTGGTGTCGGTATTAGATCCGATTTCCATTGCAACTTCAGGCCATTGCGGGGCAATTTTGCCTAGACCGGCCGCGAAGTCTTTTTTAAATTGTTCATTAATGTGATTTAACACATCTGATTTTTTAAATGCCATTAGTTGATCTCCTTATGTGCTTTTCTAAATTCTGATTCGCTCATCCCAAGGGCTTTTGCAGCAGCTTTCTCACTTTCGGAAAGAGCAACAACATTGTTATTTGGATCACCTTTTGATTGAGGTTCACCACTTAATGCAGCAACTGGTGTTGCTTTTTCTAAATAACCAGTTAACGCTTCAACAGATAAACCCTCCGCCCATTCTTTGAGAGCAGGTGCAAGCTTACCTTCTGATAATGCAGTTTGAATAAGTGCGCTTTTTTTATCTTTTTCAACACCATCTTTGAATGCGTTAAAATCGTTTTGAAGTGCAACAACTTGTTCAACTGGCACATATTTTGCTGGGTCAAATGCATTAACTTTTTCACTTAATACCGCAACAGATTGCTCTGTATCATTAAGCACGCTGTACACATCAGATAACGCAACTTTCGACTCACCTTTAGCTTGTGAAAGTGCGGCCACTTTTTCTTTAATTTCGGTTTCAGTCGCAGATGCAACACCGAATAAAGAACAAAGCATTGCAAGTAATTCTTTGTCCATTTCTTGTGCTTCCTCATTTAATAATTGAACACTTGCAGCCACCATTGCTTCATCCATGCCGTCAAGTGCAGGAGTATTCGTGAGTGCTGCGTGAAAGATTTTGCGAACATAGCCCTCAGTGTCATAAGCAAACACTGCGGAGATATAACGATATTCGCCATTTTTGATATATTCCGCTGCCTTATCAGTCCAGCGGACATCAGCAAAAATCCCTTGTGGGGTGAAATAGAGATATTCCATCCAACCCGCGCTCGGTGCTTCTTTGCCGTTTTTCTGTGAATGAATAATTTGATGTTCGTAGTCGATTGGAAGGGGGTTGCGTTTTGAATTTGCGAGCGCAACCACATCTGCACCATTTGTATCTGTTACATACCAAGCCTCCACATCTGTTGGTCTGCCGTCTGTTGCTCTAAACTCACCGTACGGCAAAAGCTGAATACGACCGTATTTGGCTTCATTGATTTCAAAGCTACAAGCTGCAAGAGTGAGTTTCATTTCGTCATCCTCTTTAAAAATCCTAGGATTACAGAATAAAGGATGGCGTAATTTAAAAAGAGGTGAGCGACTTCAACACGACTTATTTTTTGATGAGATGATTTTTAGAATAAAATAAAAGACAAGACCATTTTTAAAACTTTTTAAAACGCCTTTAATTCTTTTTAAAAACATTTAAATGATAAATTGTACCAACAAAACAAAAAATCGCGCCACGCGCGATTTAGGCGGGTATTTTTAGCTATTCAATGATACTTCTAAAATAGTTCTGCGCATCTTCTAAAATATCGTCTTTGTCTTGTTGCGTTAAAATGAGAAACGGACGGGCTTCAATCTTCACTTTACGACCACGACCTGCCATACCGCCGAACTGATGAATAGCCGCATACGGTTCATTTGTACCAACTTCGGCAGAATCATTATTGTAACGACTGGTGATGCTTCCCATTAAATTTTCAGTATCGACCAGCGGCGTGCCTTTTCTGTATTTCAAGCCAAGCCATTTCGGACGACCACCCTCGTCAAAGTTTTGCAACACTGCCGATTCCATGGTGCCCGCAATACTACGCATTAAACTTGTTCTGTTTTGCGTTTTATGCGCAATGTCAGATAACACCGCTTCAATTTTTTCTACATCATTAATATCGACATCAATCATAATTACCCTTGTTTTGTTGATTTAATCATCAAATAGCGTTATATTGATTCTGCCGCTAGAAAAGCGATGAATCTCGATATCGCAAGCGAAGAGTGTAAACTCGGGACTGTGTGCGGTGGGTTCGAGCCCCGCCTAGCGGCTTATTTCTTAAATGCTTTTTTCCATTGTTTCTCACTGACTCTTCTCGCAGATTGAATAAAGATTTCGTTTTTATCATGTAAAACTTTCAAGACCACGAGTAACTTTTTCCCTTTAATGTCTTTATAGAATTGATACGCCGTTGTCTCTTTGATGATTTTATCGGGCGTATAAATCAAATCAGGAATATTTGCATAATCGTCTAAATCAAAGTCCTGACCATCCCGACTATTTAACTGTTTAATCAATGAGTCATCAGAAAACCAAACCGTTACCACATCTGATTCTAATATGCGTTTAGAATGTGTTGATAAGACGCCCGCGGTAAATTTAAAGTTCATGCTTAATTTCTCTCGCACATCAAGCATCTGTTCAGTTGTGAGCTTATCATTGACACCCAATTGTTTTTTAATTTTTAGAAATTGACGTTGAAACATTAAAAAGTCTTGCTTAAATTCCGCCCCTTGCATTTCCGTTTTTGCAAACTGATGAGCAAGCTTTTCGGGATATAAATCAAGATTAGGGCGATAATTTAGCCTCCCAATATTATAATCAAACCCTTTATCGGCTACACGAATAGAACCATCTAGCAATTTAAAACCGACAGTTATTTCTTGATTACCATTTTTATCTGCAGGTCGCTTAACTTTCACAAGAAACGCACTGCTATCGTCGGCTTTATCTAGCCCTTTACGCTTTAAATCACGTTCACCAAGTGCAATCACCGCACAGCGGCAATTGAAGCCGTTAGGCGGGTAAAATGTTGACCAAAACGGATCATCATAGCGATAAATTCGACCGTTTAATGCAAGATGCGAAGGTCGTGTACGCTCATCGCCGACAGCGGAATATTGCCAATAAGGGCGATGATCAATATTATCCATCATGCGCTGATAGCGCGCGGCAGAATACGCTGCTTGTACGTTTGTACGATAAATTGTATTCAGTCGACGCGGTGTGCCAAAGTATTCGCCTGTTTTCGGATCTGCCAACAGTTTTCCGTCGATACCGCGACTGATAGATTTATCATGCCCAAATACCCAGCCTTTTTTCTCAAACTCACTTACCAAGTCTTTTTTCCATTGTGTAAAGCTCTTACCCTCTTTTTTGGCAACTTCCATTGATTTATAAATATCATTCGTCATCTCAAGACTAGATAATCTCGCGATTGTTGTAGCTCTTGCGATTGCACTATCATGCAGTGATTTTTTAAACACTTTCGTTGCAAGTAATTTTTTATTATGTAAAAACTCAATGGCTTGTGTTGGTTCAAGTCCGAATAGAAAACTAAGCGGTTTAGACATTACTTCCCCCAAGTAAATCAGCTAAAAACAGCGCATTAGCGAGATACTGTTCGTGTTCGTGACTTGAAATTTCTGGGTATGCTTCAGCGAGTTTTTCTGCCGCTTCATCGTAAGAGTCACATGCCATGAGTACCGCAACAGCTTTCTTTACCATTGGATTTAATTGTTTATTAAAATCAGGCTCATTAAATGCTTGCACAAGTCCACCATCTAGCACGCCTTGCGCAGTAGAACTGTTATTATTCGCAGATAATGCAACACCACGACAGCCATCGCACTGACAACCCGTCACGTGATTTTGGGCAGAAAGTGCGGTCTGTTTTTTCGGATTTTCAACATCGTTTAAATCTGTTTTAAAATCATTTTGAACTGCACTTAAAATCGTTTCATTTTCCTGCGGTTCTGGAATACCGGCTTTATCTCGTACCCAGTTTTCAGGAATGCGAACGCCCACGCTCACAAGTTTAGGAATAGCATCCGCCAGGACACTTAAATCTGCATATTCTTTCGTGTCAAACTCAAAATACGGCACACGAGAAGGCGAGATATTTGGGTCAATGTTAATCTGAAGGTAAGGCAAAATGATTTGCTGTGTAATTGTCTGCGCAATTTGTTTTGCATCAGACACAAGCAAATCACGTCTTACTTCATTATGTACTTGTCCAAGCGCATTAGTTGAGCTTTTACCGTCTGCACCACTTGTTAATGTTTGCCCCAAAATTAAACGTGCAGCCGACTTCTCGCACCAGTCAATCATTTGTAAAAATGGATTATTTGCTCCCGTTGTGTTTGCAGCATTATGCAACTCAACGTTCATTCCCTCCGGCATAATCCCTGCTGCGTTATGTCCGATTTGAGCAAGCGCACGCAATAATGTGCGCTTTTCGTCATTCGTTGCCCCAAACGGGTATTTACCGATGCGAATCGGCATACCGTAAAGCTCTAGAAATTCGGCAAAATCATGCACCGAGTAGTGTTTAAACATATAAAGCCATGCGAGCGTTCTAAATAAACCCATACGAGCAAGCTGTACTGTTCTTGATTTGTGGGTATGTACTACCCAGCCATATTGTCTCAACGGTTCACCGTCTTGATTGTCCGGTGTTTTCAGTAGTAAATTATCGTCTTTGTCTAACTTAAACCACGACTGCGGGCGAGCAGTGAACTTAGCCGGAATCCATTTTCCGTCTGCTTGTTTCCATTCAATTTCTAACGCCGAAAAACCATGTCCTACTGCATCCATCATATCCACCATTAAATCTTCTAGCATTGGGAATTGATAGAAAAGCTCATCAATTTCGACTTGCAGTTTTTCTTCTTGCGGTGTGGCATTACGTGGCTCTGCAATGCGCCAATCAAGCGTTAAAATCGCACGCTTGCGGGTTTGAATATTTGCCCCAATACAACTGTCGCGTTCTTCAATATCCATAAAGAGCTCATGTTGCGCAGTAATATTGCCACTTTCAGCGTCCTCTAAAATCCCTTTTAACTTTGCGGGGGTAATTTTATTACTTGGGTGATCAGAAATAATTCTTCCTGTCTCCGTGACACGCGCCTCATTTGTTTGTGTATCTAAGCCAACTTGTACTTTTTTCGCTTGTTGTAATTTTTTCTTTTTCTTCGCCATTTTTTATCTCCGCCAAATACTGTATAAATCGCCGTCATCAAATTCATCACGCCCTAAATCGCCGTCAATTGTCATGAACTCAATCGGGGCAGAGCTGCTTACCGCATTTTTCCACAGCATCTCTAGCGCATCAGGTCCATCATCATGATCAGCTTTCGGGAAATGCCTCAGCTGTGCGATGAGTGTTGACTGTGAGCTATGTAGTAAAATCAAACCATTTGCAACGTGCGGCTGTAAGCTTTCAATACGTAACATTTTGTCTGTATTGGGATTAATTGCGGTTGCCGGCACAGGAATCCTTCGTTTTGCGGAACGCTTCACTAACTCATCTTTTAAAAACTCTTGGAACTGAACAGTCTCAGCGAACCAACGCTGACACTTGTACTGTTTATGCAGTCGAATCACATCCTCAATAATTAAATCCGGCAAGCGTTTTTTCACTTGTGCCTCAATCACATAGAGCTTACCCGTTTCACGATGATACCCACCGACTAAAATCGCAGAAGGATCACTACGACGAGAAGCAGCTTTACCTAAACTTGGATCAAGTGAACCGAAGTAAATTAAATTGGCTGGTAATTCCGTCCAGTATTGAATGCAATTTGCAAAAATCGCATCATCACCGCTCACGGGGTCATTTTGATATTCGCTATCAAACGTTGAATGCCCGTCTCGTGCGCGAATTTTCATCAACACTAGCAGTGGTCGTGCCGCCCAACTGATGATTGCTCCCGCATCCATTGCGTCTTTATTTGCATAATAAAACGCATCAGCGACCGCCTCGCCTTCGTTTAAATAGAACGCTTCCCATTTATCCCAAAGCGACATGTCATCAGGCATCTTAATTAAAGCTTTAAACTTCGCTGTCAACCACGCTTTGCTTGCTAACGTGCGGTTTAGCACGCTGTCATAGTGCAGAATTGTCCCGATGTAGATAATATCTAACTTGCCGTCTGCCGAGCCAAGTGGCAGCACGGTTTTTTTAAGCCAATTGTGGAGCTTGTCGCGTTGCTCCGGGCTTCTCACTTGCTCGTCATTCTCAATATCATCAAGTACAACTAAATCGGGACGATACGCACCATGACGCAAACCACGTAGTTTTTTACCCGAGCCTGCTACTTGTACTTTCTGATTTGCACTGGTCACAATCGTGCCCGCTTGCCACACGCGCCCTTGTCCCGTACTTTCGGGAAAATCAATGCATAGTCGCTGATTAAACTCAAGCTCGACTTTGATTGCTTCGAGCATCGGGTAGGCTTGGTCGATACTGTCCATGACGATGAGCACATAGCGTTTTTTCTGTGTCACTAAGCAATACAGTGAAAACAACTGCGAAACAATCGTAGATTTCGCCTCGCCACGGGGGGCGGCAACCGCCATGTGTACAGATGCGGGCTTTTGTAGTGCAAGGGGTAATTGCTCAAATAAAAAGTGATGGAGTGCAGAACGAGAAGACGAGCGAACGTAGTGCGGGAAGTAGTTATTGACGAAAAAATCAAAGCCTGACACCGGGTCAAGCACTTTTGTACGTCGTGAAAGCACTGCTTCTGGACTGTCATCCCAGCCATCAAATGCCGCTTCTAGCTTTTGTCGAAGGCTATCGTGATACGCTTCTAGCTCTTTTAAAAATTCTTTCGTTTTCATTTTGAACTCCCGCAAAGACAGGCTAAAAACACCCACCAACCCCACGCACCGCCATTAGCGGCACTGTTGCACGCGACTATCACGAGAATAAATTGCAGTAATGTCATTTTTTAAACTCTTTTTCTAACTGTTGTCCGAAATCGCGAATCAAATCTAAAAACTCACCAAGCAATTGTGGTTTTTTCTCTTGAATATACGAGCCAAATAATTTAATCGTTTTAAGTGCTGTCGCCGATTCCGACACTTCTGGCAGAATACGCTTACTTGCTGCGGTCATCTTCGCAAAACTGTCTGCAAGCGATGATAAGCGGTCGACTTTATCTTGTGCTTTTAAATCCGAGTTTTGAATCTCATCCATGGTTGCGCGATATTGAATAATAAAGCCCGATAACAATCCTTTTGTGATATCAGTCAGCTCATTGCCCGCCATTACTTGTACATCACGCACTTTATCCCAGTCATCGCCCTTGCTTGCCGCCTCTTTCTTCCAGCGTCGCGCGGTGTTAAATGAGACTTTAGCTTTACTTGCTGATTGCTCAAGCGATAAAAACTCAAATACATAGTAGCGACGAACCAGCGCACGTGTTTTTTCATCAAATGCCATCAGTTAGCCCCCAAATTGCAAGCGAATGAGCTCAATACCGACTGCAACAATGCCACCGCCAATACCACCTGCAATCAACGCTTGATTGCGGTTTTTCTTTGCCATTTCGCTTAAATCTGCTTGCAGTGCTTGCACTTGTTTTTGTAAATCCGCAATTTCTTTGTTTTGTTTGTCGACTTTATCTGCAATTCCGTCTAATTTATCTAAGATTGCATCAAGCTTTTCACCTGTTGATTTATTTTTTTGTCGCATTATTTATCAACCTTTTTGTCTAATTTCCCTTCAATACTATCTAATTTGTCAAAGATTCGGTCTAGCTGACTGCTAAACCCACTGTTGACGTGATTAGCCATTTCCTTTGTTTGATAGCTCTCTTTGATTTTGTTAATTTCCGCTTTGAGCTCTTTAAAATCAGCATCAAGTCGTTTAAACCAAACGCCACCAAAAAACACAGCAATTGAAACAACAAAGTTAAAAATCATTGCGCCGCTAATTTGCAGTTCCATCTTTCACCTCGCAGATTGCGCGATATGTGTCGTTATGCGCTTTAACCTGTCGCAATGTTTCTGTTGTATCATTGCGACTAGCTTTAATTAATGTAAAGCCGTCGCAGCTGGTGTTAATCACGTAAGTCGTGCGATTTGTGCAAGCTATCAATAAGCTTGTCACGAGTAGCATGATTAGCCGTTTCTTCATTTCGCTTACGCT